CTCTTACTAACTGCCCATAGGTTACTTCTTTATTTTTAGGAGCAATCTTAGGGCTGCCCTGCACATAGTTAAATATCTCAAGCTTAATCCCTTTCTCCTCTGCTTTTTTGAATTTTGCTTCAAGTTCCGCTTTTTCTTTACCCAATTTTTCGATTGCCTTATCTTTTTCTACCAATGATTCCTTAAAAATAGCCATTTCTGTATTTTTTTCACCGATGACTTTTTCTTTTTTCTTTATCTCGGTATCTTTAAATTCAATTGCTTTTGCATATTTTTCCTCGGTACCGGAAAATTCCCTGGTCATTTCTTTGGTTATTGCTATTTTTGCTTCATGCATGAGTCTTTCATGCTTATCTTGCGTAATTGTATCTGGCATCTCTTTCTCCTTTTTAGTATTTTGTATATCGGCCCTATTGCCGGGAGAATCACCACTTTGATTCATAACAATTTGATTCTCACTTGGATCAACAGAATCACCACTTTGATTTTCGCTAAAGCTGAACTCAAAATTCTCACCACTTTGAGAAAACATTTCAAATTGAGCTAAATTTTTATTTTCAAAAATAGACAGATGGTTTAACTTTAAGCCAGCCACTTGTGGCTTTTGCATACCGCATAATGCGATATGATCTATGATTACCCGTCCATCTTTAGTCCTTACAAGTCCAACTGATTTATGGTCATACAATTTTCTTTGTAACAATGGCGCTGCCTCTTCTAAAAATGCACCATTCCCACTCCATGTTCCGTCTGGCTTTCTGTATATTTCCTTCAAGTATCCCAATCTTGCTGAATTCTTTTTATCTTCGGTGTCATGTGCTTCTTTGGTATTTAATACGATAGGAATATCGGTGCCAATTTTTTTGAAATTTTCTAATGCTTTATCAAAATCCTCTTTTGTCCATTCGTCTTTTCCTTGCTTCGTATAATCGCCCTCTTTGAAAAATTCTAAATCTTTTAAAGTTTTCATTATATCACCTTCAAGCCATGATCTTTTATCCATGCCTCTACCGTTTCGCGCGTCCATCTTTTTTTGCTTAAATCAAATATGTAAGATTGCGCCGTAGTGGTAGTTTTTCCGATTAGCCTGCCAATAACTTGCATTATCCCCTGGGTTGCGTCAATAGTTATAGTTCTAAAACTACCTTGTATAAATTCTCCCGGGTTGCGTACTCTTGCTCTTATCGTATTTTCTGTGATGTCTATCGGCATAAACATTTATATAAACTTTTTTTAACGATTTGTCAACTATATTGTTAAAAAAAGTTTATTTGGAATATTTATTAAAGTTGTATTATAATATTCTAATGTAATTTGTAATGATAAAAATGAAAAATAAAGAAATTATAAATCTCATAAAGAATTCGATCCCATGGCTATCGGCCGGTACAAATAGGGGATATGCAACGTATTACAGAATTCACTTGACAGATGATATTTATTTCAGTTTTAGTGTCCAGTTAAAGAAATTGAATGGAATTTTCTATTTTGTGATAATGAAAGGCAATTCGGTATCAGAAATCAAGAGCTTCTATGGTATGCCAGAGAAGATTAAAAAGATAGTCGAGAGAAAAATTAGAAATTTTGGATTCCATCATTAAAAAGTTATATTAGCTATTTCTTCAAGCTTATCAGGGATTAATCCTTTAATTCTCTTATCAATATTTAGCAAATTCTGCTTACCGGTAAAATCTGAATGTACCCCGCTTATCCCACCTCTTACCTTATCATCGATGATTGAGATTTTTTGATTGCCAGTCTTTAGGCCGTATGCTGAAACAGGGCCAGCACTGCACCTGCAATTGTAATCATTGGGCGGATAAATTTGAAACCAAACAGGATCATCCTTCGGAGCAATGAATCCGTCAAGTGATTCATGTTCTGGTCGTGTCCTATCATCTACTACAGCCAGGTATTCAATAGCTTCAATATTCCTATCCCTCATGAAGTTCTCATATCTTGCTGAATTGTAAACGCTCGATTGATTAGTCCGGAATACAGTTTCTAAATGATGTGGCGTTAGGCTGGGAGTTCTTAAGTATCCATTTTTTTGGAATAGATCAGGCAATGTCATATTCATCCAGTCACGAAAGACATACCCGTTGTCTATTGACATTTTCAGTGATTTCTTGATTAATCCGATTGCATTCAAATCCTCTATGCGCTGCACTGAGAATGCTATTGACTTTATATAAGCGCTTGCAGCTTTGAAAACTGCTGCCGGGATAACTTCTTTAGCAGCTAACAATTTTCTTGCAAGCTCAAATCCTACTATTCTCCAATTCACACCGGTGATAATTGCAAAATTATAAATTGATTCTATTTTCTTCCCTGACATTATGTCAAGTGTGAATTTGACTCTTTTTTCCAAAATTTCCAGTTTTTCCTTATCCTCTTCAGCAAACCCATTGCCCATCAGATAGGTCAACAAAATAGTTCTCTCAATTGTATTCCTGATCATATCAGAAATCGGAGTCAATTTTAATTTCTTAAAATCATCATAATCTTTCATTTGTGAATTGATATCGCCTATCCATGAATCGACTTGTTTTTTATATAGTGGGACTGCCACATTTATCGATCTATCGCCTATCAATTCGATGGCTTTGATTCCGTTCGGTATTGGCATATTTATATTATGTCATTATTTTTTGGATTTTTCAATCACGGTGTCATCTTTTAAGTTTTAATTTATTGTAAATCTTAATTAAAATGTCTCGGTCATAAGCAGCGCCATGGATCAAATTGTCATCAACATTTATTCCTAATGCCCTTGCTACCGACTTCAATGAATGCGATTTGATCTTAGGTAATTTCTTTTTTGCCAAAGATAGCACGTTAATTGATTCCTTCCCGAAATGCTTGCAGAACTGGTCGTTACTCAGGTAGATAGTTCTCATGAATTTATAATCGAATCCATTGCTATACTCAACAATCTTGAATCTATTTAAATTGTTATAATCGTTTCTGTACTGCTCAATCGTTTCGCAAAAGAAATTACAAACTCTCTGCCGGTCTGGTAATTTTTTTAGTTCATCGATGCTCCATCTATTAACGCTTAGGGCTTCTTGCTTAATTGCATCTAATAGATCTGGTTTTAGGAATAAGTTCATTTTCAAATGGATTACTCCATCTACCTCAATCGCAAAAGCAAGTTCTATCACCTCATTCTTCTTAGTGTCAAAGCCAGTCGTTTCGACATCAAGATAAAATAGATTCATGCTATACCCTATTCACAATCATAACTTCTCACAACAGTTGCCAACTCCTGAGCTACAATCTTATCGTATTGCTCTTGCTTGATTATGCTAATATCTCGTAATCTGCGTGCGCTTAGTTCTGTAGGTTTTGAACTGTAAATTTCATCCATTAATTCAACACTCCCATCATCCCATCCAAAAAAAACAGTATACGTTTCGTCTGCAAAGAACAAAGCAAAAGTATTATCTGCGTGTCCAGTTGCCTTGATTGTCTTGCCTATCAATTTGCTCTCTTCTAATATTTGTTTCATGATTTACTTTGCTGATTTAAATAATATACTTGATAAAAGATTAAGCCCCATGGCTTGCCAATAACCAATCTCTACTAATCCAAATATTCCTGGCATTAACCAGTTCCACAATAACATCGTTGGTAATGCCAACAAAAAGGAAACCCATACTATCAAAGCAATTACTTCAAGTATAGGTGAAAGTAGTTTTTTTGTTTTTGTCAAGATATTTTTACTCATTTTTTCTCCTTTATCGAAAATTTACACACGTATTTAAAATATTATTGCCGGTTTCTTTGTCAATCTTTATTGCATTTCTCCAAGGCCTTCTTTCCTGTCCGCGAATGTGGATGAAATCTCCTTTGCGATCAGTTCCAATCGCATCCACAAAGCCAACTGCCCATGGATCATTGGGATCTGCGTCCTCATATTTGCTAACGAAAACATAATCTCCAATATTAATGCTGCCGATAGATATAGTGCATCGCTGCGGATAATGTAAATTAAGCAAGTCTTTCAGTATGTTCATTTTTCTGTTTTTTCCAGACCAATTTTCTTCACCTCATCCTTCAGGACTAATTTTTTGTAGTTTTCCAATAGTTCTTTTGTTTTTATGACAGCAAAGCATATTTTATTTTTACCGGGTGTTTTGCTATCTACCATATGGCCATAAAATATTCCCAAGAATGTCATCATGTCCTGGCATTCTGTAATTTCTTTGATTTCATTTTCCATAATTACTCCTTATTTACGTAATTTGCTTTTATTATTTCTAAAAAATCAGGATTATCAAGTATAATCGTTGCAAGCGAAAAGCTAAATAAATCACAAATGAATTCAATGTCACTCTCTTTTATCTTATACTCTGCTGCGGTCTGCCTTAGAATTTGATGGACAATTTCATGCAGCAATGCTGATATTCGCTCATGATCAGAAAGATGGTCTGCTATCTTTATAGTTGCGTTGTGTACTGTTTTCTCACCGAAACAATCAGGTATTTCGCATTGATTGACATAGATTATCTTAAAGACTTGACCGAATAGCCTTATAGTTGCGTTATCCATTCAATTTTACCATCGTGTGCCATGCGATACCTGAGACCATTTCGATCTTTTTGGCAGTGCGTGCCGACACATACCCTCCTTTCAATGCCTGCTGGTACGTGTTGTTTGAAATGCCAATATTATGATATATCGACATAATCTTCATTCCTTTATCAAGCTGCTCTTTATGCCACTCTTTCAATTCCAACGTGACCTCCCTGATTGTTAATTTTAGCAATTTTATATTTTCTTATCATGCTATAATTATGCGCTAAATTTCAGTTTATTTCAACTAATTTTTCAAAATAATTCAAGTATTATTTGGTTAAATATTTATAATCCGCAATGTGCGTTTCAAGTCCATCAAGAAATTCATTGAATGTTTGCGCGCCAACTTTTTCTTTTATTTCCAATATTGATTCATCTTCCTTTGGATTAGGTATTCCCAGTTTAGTTTCAAACCAATTCCTGGGAACCTTAGCTCCCAATTCAACTGCCCCCTTCATTGATTCTACCCAGGGCTTAGGATCAGGAGATTCCGGTCTGATTATATTAAATCTCGGATAGGCCGGGTTTACGAAATTGAAATCACATAACTGTTTAATTATCTCATCGT